TTAAAAGACTATATCATATCTAAATATGATAGTATGGATTTAATAATAGTTATTGCAGAATATGCTTATAAAGCTCGTCTTATTGCTGACAAAGATTTAGCTTTTTTAAGTTGTCTGTTCACTTTAAAACAGATAATAAACAATCTGTAGAAGTTATTTTTTTAAAGGAGATGAAGTGAGTGAATAACTGTTACAGTAGTTACTTTGATCTCATTTTTGATTTAGAAAAAAAGGGTCAAGTTTCAGCACCAAGAGGTATGAAAGTTCATGAGCTTATTGATGTACATCTTGAGATAAACAACAACAAAACACTTCTTTCTGTTCCTACTGTTAGGGATGTTGTGAATCCTGAAACTAGTGAGGGAAAGTATTTAAGAGCTGAGTTTGTTTGGTATATGTCTGGAACTAGAACTACATCGTTTATCTCACGATATGGTTCTATGTGGGACAAGTTAAAGAATAAGTTTCCAGAAAATGATAAAGAAAATAGATTAGTTAATTCTAACTATGGGTATCAAGTTTTTTACAAATTTCCCTTTAAAGATATACCTAAGGGATCTCTAGAAACAGTCTACTACAGCATGTTTGACTGGGTTTTACAAGAGTTGCACAGAGACAGAGATTCTAGAAAAGCTGTTATTCAATACACAATTCCTTCTATCTATCGAGAGGGTGTTAGTGATTTTACGTGTACTCAAAATCAGCAGTTTTTGATTAGAAACAACACACTTTACAACATAGTGCATATTCGTTCTAGTGACGCTGTTTTAGGATTAACATTTGATATTCCGTGGTGGGATTTTGTTGGTCAACTTGTAGCAAGTGAAACAAAGAGTAATTACTTTAAACTGAATGTTAACATTGGTAGTTCTCATTTTTATGAAAGAAATGAAGATGTAATTGATAAGTTAATTGAATTTTCTAATCCTCATGACCACGTTAAATCGTTAGTTTTTAAGAACAACATTGGTAATCTTATAGACATAGGAAAAGAATTTGAAAAAGAATTTGATTATAAGTTTAAGTATAACACCAGTTTAAATAGTAGAATGAAAAATTACTTTTGGTCTATTTTTGAGTGCATGCATTGGTCTTACGCTGAAGCTTTATCTAATCTGTGTAACATTTACGTAACTGGGTTGACTGATGAAAACACTGATAAAGAAACACTTGATTATTTTAACAGTAAAATTTTTAACGCAGTATTTGATATTAATTGAACTACCTACTACCCTAAAGGGATAGTGGTTTTATACCCATACAAATAAATAAACAATAAGGAGAATAACGTTGATTACTCTCAAAAACGAAGACATTAAAAGGGTTTATGATCTTATTGAAATGTGTCCAGATATGTTCAAACATGTGCCTCTTAAGTTTTACAAAGACAGCGATGGTAATTCTTTTGCTTCTGTTGAAACTGTTAACATTAACTGTGATATAATTTTTTCTGGTGTAACAGTGGTTAATGAACTGATTCTTGAACCAGGAACTGGAACTGTTGTCAAACTTCCTCTAAACAAAACAGTGTTAAACAGTTTTTTCAAACAAACAGACAGTGTGATTAACTTGTCTAAACAACACATTGAGTTAAAAGACAAAAAGAAACACTTGAAAATTTCACTCTTTAGAATTAATGAAGAAGACATACTTGAATTTCCTTACACAGGAAAGGAGATTTTTGACATTATACGAAAAGACAATAATCAAGAAAATTCAAACTTCGTAGAAGTTGAGTTAGATAAAAATGATATATCTGACTTTTTATGTTGTGTTGACGTGTTGTCAGAAGTAAATATTTTCACGGTGTCTGTGAAAAATGAAAGTATAGATATAGAATCTAGTGATTCTTTTGGTAACAGTTTTAAGTATGTTTTTGATGTTAGTACAGGACAAGAGTTTAAAGTTAAGTTTGACTCAAGTCTAGTTAAATTATTTTCTAAAGTTTCTAAATACTACGCTGACTACTCTGTTAAAATTCTTATTAGTGAGTTAATGATAGCTTTTACTCTGGAAAGAGAAGGAAGCACTGTTGTACTAGCGCTAACTGCGCAGAAGGAGTGAACTCTTGGAAGAAAGAGAAAAAAATGTTTTAATAGTTGATTTTTTTAATCTAGTTAAACGGTACACTTACGGAGGAAGTCTTGCAGATTTAGATGAAGCTGAACTGATTAACAGAATAACAGTTAATATATTAAACAAGATAAATTCTCTTGTCTTAGAAACCAATGCGGATATTGTCTATGTTTGTTCTGACAGCGGTGTTAACAAAAGAGCTTTAAGTGTCAACAGTAACTATAAAGCTGACAGAAAACGAGCAAAAAGTTTAACAGATGCTGAAAGGGAAAAGAGTTACATTGAATACCTTAAAAGGGTAGTTGAAACACTACCCTTTAAGTTTATTGATATTTCAAACACAGAAGCAGACTTAATAATTCAGTGTTTAGTTGCTTACATAAATGACTTAACACAGAATAGCGTTAACATAACAATTGTTACAAGTGATTCTGACATGCTTCAACTGCTACAGAAAAATGTTAAAATTTATGATTGGAACAAAGGTTTTGTTACGATAAACAACTGGTACGAAAAATACTTTAAGTCAAAGTTTAATTTTAATGTTAAAAACTACGCGTTAGCAAAGTCAATAGTCGGTGATAAGAGTGATGGGATTGAAGGTATTAGAGGTGTGGGTTGGAAAAAAATAGAAAAATTGTTTACTATTATTTCTAAATTTTACACTGAAGATTTAGTAATTAGTAACACAGTACACTTAACTGAGATTTTAAAAAACATTTTAGATAATTTTTCAAGTGATTTAGAAACTAAAGAGTTAAAGTTTTTAAAATTAATTAAGGAACGAATAGTGTCTGAAAGTAAAACTATTAACAACAATCAGTCACTTATTGATCTTTCAATGTATGAAACTCCACATATATATAAGATAATGTCAACAATAACAAGAAAAACTTTTGAAGAAGAAGTTAAATTTAACAGTAAAGATTTGACAGAAATGTTAAAGCTAGACAAAAATACACTGTACACGCCTGAAGAATATGTTAAAATTGTTGCTAAACTAAACAAAGCAACTATGATCTTTTTTTATCTCATGAAAAAAACAAAAAGTACTCTAGAGTACTTTAGACACATAAAAAATATTTAACTTGTCGTTGAAAGGGGTGAACAAATGCGCGCATTGCTAGTAGGAGATCTACACATAGAAAACAATAAAAGTTCAATTGCTAACAGTAGTTCTTTTCAAGAAGTTTTTGCTACATTTGATTTAATTAAAGAAACTGCTAATGAACTCAAACCTGATTTTATAATATTTTTTGGTGACATTTTTAACTCTCCAGAAAGTATATCTTCAATTGTCATGACAATTGTTTCTGAAATATTCGCAAATCTGTCAATTGATTTTACAACTCTTTTTATTTCTGGAAATCATGATATTATTGACGACAAAATTTTAGATATAAAAGTTGGCAACAATTATCTTAAGATTCAGTCAAATCTTTTGTCTCCGTTTTCAAACTATTCTAATGTTGTTGTATTCAATACGCCTAAAGTAATAAAGATTCAACCAGGAGTTGAAGTTGCTTTTATTCCTTTTTCTAACAATATTGTTCAAGATTTAGATAGTGTTGATAGTCGATTTAGTATTGGGTCAAAAAGAATATTAATGGGTCATTTTAACTATCTAGACTACTACCACACTGTTAAAGAGAACAAAGATATATCTGTAAATTTACCTTCTAAAGAAGAGTTAATAGAAAAATACAACTACGACTTAGTACTGTTAGGACATCAACATGATATACATGAAAACAAAATTCACAACAGACTAGTTAAGTATATAGGTTCTTGTAGGAATGTTGATTTTCGAAACAGTGGAGAATTTAAAGGGTTGTATCTTCTTGATTTTGATACTCTAAACATAGAGTACATTGACAACCCTCATACTAGTATATATAAAATATTTCAATCTTTCAGTGAAGTTAAAGAATACGCACTCTCTAACACACCAGAAAAACTTGCAAAAACTAAAGTACTGTATATTTACAACGACAAGAAAGACGTTATAAAACTTTCAAGATTTAAAGAATACTTTAAAATGTTAAAATTTCAAAAAGCAAATATAGCCAACACTACAGACGGTTCAAAGAGTATATCTGCTGAAGCAATTCATGAATTTGAAGACTTAATAAAAAACAATCTTATGACTCGAGAAAAGTTAATTGAATACTCATTTCAGTTTAAAAAACCTTACAATAAAGAAGCTGTATTAAAGTTGTTTGACTATGTTTAAGGAGTTGTATATATCATGATAAAATTTAGACTTAGAGTAGCTTTTATTTTTCTTAGATTAGCTGTTTGGAGCATTGATAAAGCTACAGCTGAAGGTTTGTCTCTTGTAATTGCAATACAAAATTGGCTAGACTATCTTGAAGAGTTGCAGGCTAGTTAAAATTGAGAATAAAGAATATTTCAATAAAAAACTTTTTGTCTTTTGAAGAAGCCAACATTACTTTAACTAACAGTAGTGATGATTTGCCGTCAATATACATAATTAATGGACTTAACTATGACAACACAGAAAATGATGATGCTAGTAACGGTAGTGGTAAGTCTGTAATTGTTGGAGAAACTATCTTCTACAGTCTTTTTGGAAAAAGTCTTAGAGGTTCTAAACAAAAAGTTAAACTTAACGACATGATTCGTTTTGGTACAGAAGCAATGTTTAATAAAGTAGAATTTTTAGTTAACAATGAAAATGAAGATAGTGTTTTAACAATAAAAAGACACAAAACGCTTGACGGAGCAAGTACTACTAGTATCAACATAGATGGTGAGGAAAAAACAAAAAGAACAAAAAGACTGTCTGACAAAGATATTAAGTTGTTTGTTGATATTAGTCCAGAAACATTTGCCCAAGTTGTTGTTTACTATAAAGACAATACAAACCTTCTGTCTATGAATTACGGACAGCGATTGGATTTTTTTAAAAATATTATTAAGCTTGATATAATTGATGATTATTATTTGAGATTTAAAAATTTTAAAAACATAAATGATAAAATACTTGACAGATTAAGACTAAACTATAAAAATACAGAAGAAATTGTTAACATTGTTGGAGAAAATAAAGATTCATATATCTCATACATTAAAAATAAGATAAATGAGTTAAATGGAGAGTTAAGTGAAGCAGTAAACTCTGTTGTTGAAAATTCATCTGTTTATGAAGAAGAAAAAAACGAAGTATCTAAAGAAATAGATATTATAGTTAAAAATTTATTGTCTAAAAAAAGTTTACTGAATAATTTGAATGACAACATAGTTAAGATAGACAAAGAAGTTAAACGTTTTTCTTCTTTGGCTGGAGTTGCTTGTCCTACTTGCATGCAAATAGTAACTAATGAGTATGCAGATTCTATTGTTCAGAACTATATAGATGAAAAAAATAACTTGACTTCTGAGTTACTAATAGTTTCAGAAAATATAGATTGTTTGGAAAAAGAAAAGAAGAAAAATAGTAATAGGTTGAATGAACTTAATGAAAAATTAAATGACATTCGTACAACTCGAGCTCTTAAAGAACAGACTGTTAAAAAGTTACAGTTAGAAATTGAAAAGTATAACTTAGAGTTAATCAACTACGAAAACAAAGTTGTTGAGACAGTTGACAAGTCAAAGTATGAAAAACGATTAGAAGCTATTAAAAAAGCTATACATATAAGAGAAGACTGGGAAGCAGCTTCTAACTACTGGTGTGATCTGTTTGCTCCTAAGTCTTCTTTAAGAAGTTCTATAATCAGAAAATACATCAGTATACTTTCTGATATGTTTGAATACTATATTTCAAAACTCTACAGTAATGAAATTCTAGGTAAAATTACTATTGACGATGACAGTCAGATAGATATATACTTGTATAAAGAAAATTTTGAAACTAACTACTGGCAGATGAGTTCTGGCGAGAGAAAGCGAATTGATGTAGCAATGTTACTCTCACTGTATGAGTTTACGAGTTATTTAAATCCTAACATGCCTAAGTTTTTAATTCTAGATGAAATATTTGACTCACTTGATCAACAGGGTGTTACAGCTGTCATGGAAACACTTCTTGATATTCAAAGTAGACACAACATAGATCTTTTTATAATTTCTCACATTTCAATTCCTTTGGAAATGATTCCTGAAGACGTTCCTCTTAAAAATATATTTGTTGTTAAGAAAAATGGAATATCTTCAGTTAAACATGTATCTTAAATTTTGAAATTAATAGTAGCAAAGGAGGGTTTTAATGTCTAAATCTAAAGATATTTTTAAAAAAGTAAAAAAGATAATAACAGCTAATACATACAGAAACAGTAATGATGTATATAATAATGAAGGTATTGGTTTAAACATACTATTACTTAACAATAGTATTAAGTTTTCTATAAACACAGACAGTAGAAAAATATCTGTTGATGATATTATTGATGAGAATTTATACTTTTCTGTTTGTCACTTTAGTGTATTTTTAAAAGAAAATTATAATATTGATTATTATAATTTAGATGAAGATTCTAAAAAAATATTTGATCAAATAAATGAGGAACTGCACACTGTTTTCAATGAATTATTTTATGATACACGTGAGACTCCTGAATCAAAAATGAACAAAAAATCTGTAGAATATTCAAAAATACTTGCAACTGTTATTAAAGCATTTTTAGTTGAAGAAGTTGAAAATTATAAAAAAACGTTTAATGATTACTACAACTTGGTTGATGAAAAAGCAAGACAGTTTGTTGAGTCTGTTTCTAAAAATATTGAGGAATAATACATGGCAAACAATGATGTGTTTTCCGTTAAACCTAATAAAATCAGTGATAAAGATTACACTATCATAAAAAATCTTCAAGATGTAATTAAAATATTGTTAAAGTATGACTTTAAAACTCTTAAGTTAACTGAGTTAGAACAGTTAGCAACTGAGTTAAATGTATATAAAAAATTTCCTTTTATGAAAAAAATGAATAACATTATTGAAACAATAAGAAAAGAACACAGAAAAAATTTAAATCAAAAACAAAATTTTTCAGAAAATTACAGTAAGTTTAAACTTCATTTTAAAGATTTAATCAACAGTATTAACACTAAGAATGTTGATGATATAAAAAAATTATCACAAAAAATGTTACCTCTAGTAAATAATATTTTAACAAGCTATGAGCATCCAGAAAGTATTATAAAGAGAAATATTAGAAATCCATTTTACTTCGAAAACATGTTTATCTTTGGTGACCCAAATGCTATATTAAAAGAGTTTAACTACAATGACATGGAAAATTTTGCTAATTTAGACTTAACAAAATTTAGATACTCATATCTTAAATTTCCTGACCCTTCAAAGTTGGACTGGCTTTTATACTATGTAAAAAAATTAAAATCTTCTCCGGAGACAGTTGAGTTAACAAAAGGTGAATTTTTAAGATATCAAAAGTTTCTTTATTCAGACAATGAAGACTTTAACACTCTAATTAAAATGGTTGAAGATTCCATGTACAGCAACAATAAAGAAAATCTTGAAACAATACTGTCACTTTTAAAAAAATTCCCTGACTTGTATAAACAAAATGAAGTTTCAAAAAACACAATAGAGTATGTGTTTAGAGGAATTCCTGACAGCGAAAAAAATGTTAAAGATATATTAAAAGAAGATCTAAAAAAGAACTGTATATCTACTAGTACGTCAAGACACTCAGCTCAAAATTTTGCTTTACAGATAGGGCACTTAGAATCTGAAGAAAGTAGAAGAAATGAAGTTGGTTATCTTGTTACGTATCATGTTGATTATAATTCAATTATCCTTGATTTAAATATTTTTGGTTCAATTTTTAATGAGTTTGAAGTACTCATCGATCCTAAAAAATCAACTGTTTATGATGTTGAAATTGTTTAAGGAGAAAATTTGTGTTGTTAAATACAGTTAACTGTATACTGTCAAAAATTCAACAGTTAAAGTTAAAAAAACTTTATTTTTTTGACATTGACGATACTGTTTTTTCAACTCCTGGAAAGATTAGAGTTGTTGACAGTAAAGGAAACATTCTTCATAGTTTATCATCTGATGAGTTTAACAAATATATACTTAAACCTAATGAAAAGTTTGATTTTTCTGAGTTTGAAGATGGTAATTTATTTTACAAAACTGCTCAACCAATACAGAAAACTATCAACATAATTAAAAGTTTGTTAAACAATAAATTAAACAAAGTTGTTTTTTTAACTGCTCGAGCTGACATGAAAAATAAAGACCAGTTTTTAAAAACTTTTTTAAAATATGGTATACCGATATTTGATAGAAACTTAATATACATTGAAAGAGCAGGAAACTTAGGACTTAAAGCAAATGAAGCTAAACGTATTATAATTTCAGAGTATTTAGATTCAGGAAACTACAGTCATGTAACGCTGTTTGATGACTGCAGCAAAAACATCAAAAGTTTTTTAAGTCTTCAAGAAAAATACCCAAACATAATTTTTAAAGCTGTTCAAGTTTTGGATGAAGGAGATCTTTTTGCTGTGAACTAACTACAGCCTAAAGACTGTAATCTTCCTGACAACTGAGTAGTGTACAAACAATGTGAAGTGTGTTATAATAGAGATAGATAAAATCATAGGAGGGTAGCTTAATTTTTGTAATGAAAGTGAATTATTTTTATGATCCAGTATTTGATAAAGATGAAGATGAAGAAGTTTTGAATAAAATTGTTCACGCCCAGATAAATAAAAGTAAATTAAATAAAAAGAAAAAACAAAGTTTTAAGAGAGAACAAAGAAGAGATTATAGCTAAAAAAATTATAGGGAGATTAACTCTCCCTATAATCTTCTACAAACCGATGAAAATCATGATTTTTATCAACAATAATTTCAACACATTTTCCATGATAATTTAAAGAGTTTAGTTGAATATCTATTTCTTTTTTTAATTTTTTTAAAGCTTCATTGAAAAGTTTCGGTTTAGAATAAAGTCCTGTTTCACTCCACAGTCTAATCATAGTCTGTTGTCTATTTTTGCAAATTTCTAACTTTTTAATTTTATCATTTATTTTATGCTTTTCTACAGTTCTCTTAAATACACCTTTTTCTTTTTTAGTACAGTGTAGTGATCCATTGTATTCTAGATACACAGGACCGTTTACAGAATTGATACAAAAATCGATTTCATAAGGTGGAAAAATTTCACGAAGGTTGTAAGTTATATTAATATCAGGATACTGCAGAGTTAAGTATATATAAATAATTTTTTCTGTTTTTGAAGCAAATTTTTCTGAGTTACTTAACTCATCTTTAGTTTCATTTACATAAGTGTTTAAACACTTTTTACTACAAAATTTTTTAGATTTTTCATACTGACTGTAGTATTTTCTAAAACTTAGGGTTTTACCGCAAAAATAACAAGTAACTGGATTTTTATCATAGTTTGATTCTAGTTTAGCTGTGAAATCAAAGATCTTGTCATTCACACAACCAGCTCCTATCAAACCATGGTAGTAGTTTTTATATTAATTTATTTTTTTAAGATAGATGTTTACAGGAAGGAGATTAAATATTAATGTCTGTTAATAAAGAACTTAAGTTAAGTACTATGTATGTAACAGAAGTATTTAACAAACCAGGAAAATTAAACAAAAAAAATGTAGAAAATAATGCTTTAGAAGTATTAAAAATGAGGTACTTTATTGATCTTCCAAACGATAATAAAGAAAATACCTTTTCAGAATTGTGTAGAAGAGTTGCTAGAGTTGTAGCAACAGGTGTTGTTAGAGATAGTGATCAACTATCATTAGTTCAAAACGTAGAAGAAAATATTTACAATGACATGATGTCACACCGGTTTTTATTTAACTCACCAGCTTTATTTTCTGCGGGTGTTGGAATTTCTTCTGACAAAGAAATTTCTCATCTTTTATATGATCCTATAATAACGCAAGAAGATTACGTTTATATAAAGAATCATTTCAATAAAAATCAAATGATGTTTGCTTGTTTCACTGTTAGTGTTCCTGACTCTATAGAAGGAATATTTGACAGTGTAAAAAATGCTGCCATCATATCTAAATACGGCGGAGGAGTTGGAGCTAACTTTGGAAACTTAAGAGAAAAAGAATCATTGATTGCTGGAGGATGTGGAGGAACAGCTAGTGGTCCTATATCCTTTATGGAAACCTGGAACACGATGGGTGCGGTTGTAGTTCAAGGTGGTAAAAGAAGAGCTGCTCTAATGGGTATGCTTAACTCGAGTCATCCAGATATAGAAGAATTTATAGATGTTAAAACAGAGGACGGAAGACTTAGTTACTTCAATGTTTCTGTTGCTATAGATGATAAGTTTATGGATTCTGTTTTTAATGATAGAGATTATGATCTAGTTTCTCCTGCTGATGGGAAAGTTAAAAAAACAGTTAAAGCTAGAGAGTTGTGGGATAAAATCTGTTCAGCAGCTCATAAACGAGGAGACCCTGGAATATTTTTTAAAGATGTAGCAAATAAAGACCACCTTCTAAATGGTTTAAAAGAGTACAAGATAGAAACAACAAATCCGTGTTTAACAGGAGATGCTCTTGTTTCTATGTCTGATGGGTCTAAAAAAATGATAAAAGAAATTGAAGTTGGAGATAAAGTTTTATCTTACAATTTAAAAAGTTATGAAGTAGAAGAACAAGAAGTATTATACAGTGGATTAACTAGAGAAAATGCTAATATTATTGAAATTGAATTAGAAGACGGAAGGTTACTTAAGTTAACACCTGAACATAAAGTTTTTACAGAAAATAGAGGGTATGTTGAGGCTAGACTCTTGAACGAAGATGATTTAATATTAACATTTGACAAATTAGATATGTTGATAGGAATAAACGTAATAAAAAATGAAGATGTTTATGATATTAAAGTAAACAAAAATAATAATTTCTTTGCTAATGAAATATTAGTTCATAACTGCGGTGAACAGCCGTTACCAAACGAGAGTAGTTGTAACTTAGGTTCAATTAATCTAGCTGAGTTTGTTGTAGAAGGAACAAAGAACTCTTTTAACTGGGAAGATTTCAAACAACAGATTCTTAGAGCTACATTTTATTTAGATCTAGTTATTGACGTAACACAGTATCCTCTCAAAGATATTGAAAAAAGAACAAAAGCAATTAGACCTATAGGTTTAGGTATAATGGGTTTAGCAGACGCTTGTATAAAATTGGGTATTAGATATGGATCAGAAGAGTTTTTAAAATTTTGTAAGAGTATTGGTGAGTATATGTCAGCTTATTCTCTTATAGGTTCTGTCGCAATAGCTAAAATGTATGGTAGTTTTAAAGAGTGGGATAGAGTTCGTAATACTATGTTTCTTGAGTGCTCAACAACAGAAGATATTTTAAATTGTGCAGATACCCCAGTTTCTTTTAAGGAAGCTGTTAGAAGCATACCATCTGATATAAGAGATGCTGTAGTTGATGAAATATTAAATTCCACAGGTATAAGAAATTCTAGAAGACTTTCTATTGCTCCAACAGGAACTATATCTTTACTGTTGAATACTAGTTCTTCAATTGAACCAAACTTTGCTTATGAGTGGAGTCGTATGGTTAACATAAGTTCTAGTAAGAAAAAAGAGTTAAAGTATTATCATAGATACTACAGCGATCCCACAGTAAATAAAGATACTTTAGTTTCAGCTCATGATCTTTTACCTATAGAACATATTGAAGCAGTAAAAATATTTGCACCTTTTATAGACAGCGCCATTAGTAAAACTGTTAATCTTCATAAGGACGCTTCTGTAAAAGATGTTAAAGAAATTTACGAATATTGCTGGCGAAATGGTATAAAAGGAATTACAGTTTATAGAGATGGCTCTAGAAGTGAACAGCCTCTGTCTTCAACTAAAGAAATTGAAAAGCTTCAAGTAGGAAGAATAAAAGAAAGACCTAAGTTTATGACTGGTGTAACAACTAAGTGTGATAGTCCGTATGGTTCTATCTATCTGACAGCTAACTTTGAAGATACGGGAGCTCTTTTTGAAACTTTTATTTCAGCTGGAAAGAGCGGGTCTGTTTCTAAGTCTGTAACTGAAGCTCTTTCAAGAGTTATTAGTTTAGCACTCAGAGCCGGTGTTAAAGTTGAAGATGTTATAAAAACTATAGCAAATATTTCAGGATCTGAAGTTTGGGTTTATGAAAATGCTAATGGTGAGGAAGTTTTGGTAAAGAGTATTCCAGACGCAGTGTCTAAAATGTTAGTAGATTTAAACAGAGTATACTCTAAGACACAAATAAACATAAATGATTACTACTCAGAAACTAATGATGAAATATTCATAGAAGGAGAGTTGTGTCCTGAATGTGGTAATAAGTTAATATCTATGTCCGGCTGTCATTTGTGTGCTGCGTGTGGCTGGTCACCCTGTAAGTAGAAAAAAATATATTAAAGGAGATGTAAATGATGGGATCAAGAACTAAGAACACGCCTAGTAAAGCTACTTCAGCAAAAAGAATTAAAGATTTAGAGAATAGAATGGAAAGTAATGAAATTAATTTTTTCCATGGTGCACTTAGAGCTGAGTCAACAATAAACTTGTTGCTAGCAAAAGGTGTTATAACTCAAGAAGAGTTGCAGGAAGAAATTATGAAGTTAGTTCATATTGCGCAAAATGTTCCGATAGAAGAACAGTTGACTGAAGTGGAAGTTAGCAATAAAGATAAAACAGACAATGTTGATATTTCGGACTCAATAGAAAGTGAATTGAAAACATCAACAAAAGTAGATCCAGAGTTAAAGATAGAAGTTGAAGAATAATTAAACATTAAAGAGCCGCTGTTGCGGCTCTTGTTATCTCTCTGTTTTCTATGTACACGTTAAAAATTATGTGTTATAATAGACATATAATTGGAGGTTTAAATGAAGAGGTTAAATTTTTTACCAACTAAGATAAAGTATAATTCATACAATAAAAATGTAGAGCTTTACTATAGGTTGAAGAATTCTAAAAAACTTCATAAAACAGTTATGCCTTTTGATCATTATATCTTTATATCTTCTACATATAGAAGATATGGTGATACAGATGAAATTTATAAACTATTAGATACTAATGAAGAGTTAGTTAAGCTTTACAGTACGCCCAAAGATTCTTATAATTTGTTTAAAGAAAATCGTTATGTTACAGGTGAAGCAGATGTCTCACCTGAAGTAAGGTTTGTTGTCGACAACTTTAGTGATTACGAGTATCCTCTTTCAATAGAACCAAGAGTATTTTACTTGGACATTGAAGCGTATTCACCTGACAATAAAATGCCTAGCTTTTTAAATAATAAAGCTACAATTAATGCAATTACAGTATATGATAATTACACTAACAGATATTATTCTTGGTTTTTGTTAAATTCTTCTAAATCTGAAAAAAACGTTGATAGTCTTAAGAAAAAGTTGTTAAAAGAAACAGAAAATTTTGGTGAAGTTGAAGCTTTGTATTTTTCTAATCCAAAACGTCTGTTAGCATCATTTGTTCAGTTTGTAGAAAAAAACTATCCTGACATTATAACTGCTTGGAATTCAAAGTTTGACATCCCTTATATAGTCAGAAAAGTATATGATTATTTCGGTATGAATGGTCTTAAACAGTTGTCACCATTTAACAGCTACAGTTCAAGAGTTAAGTTTGCTCTTGAAAAAGAAATAGACTTAAAAGAAGATGCTGTTATTCCTGGTATTGATATTTTAGACATGATGGAACTTTATAAAAAATACAACATGTCACAGAAAGCTTCTTATGCTCTAAAAGCAATTAGTGAAGAAGAATTATCAGACGAAAGTAAACTTATTGATGAAGATTCTAATGTGTTAACTCTGTACAATGATAACTTTGAAGCCTTCTGTAAATACAACATACAAGATGTACGTCTTATGGTTCTTTTAGAAGATAAACTAAAGTATATTAATCTAGCTATAATGATTCGAAACATTTCTAAAATAAACTTTCAAGATGTTTTTTATGAAACTCGAATTTTAGACAACATATTTTTAATGGAAGCAGTTAACAGACGCAACAGTGGTACTTGGAATTATATTCTTCCATCAAAACCGTTAGACACAGTTAAACAAAAATTCTTAGGTGCATATGTTAAACCTACACTAAAAGGTCTGTATAAGTGGGTAGCCGATTTAGATTTTACTTCTCTTTATCCATCTATTGTTAAAACATTTAAAATGTCTAATGAAAGTTTAGTTGGTTGTGTAAATCCATTTCAGGAAATTGTTTTATACAGTATATCAAAAGAATTTAACACTGATGATTATGATTATATTGTTAAAGAAATGTTTCCAAAGTATGTCAATTACAATCCAAATTTAATAAAACACAACAGTGATACATTAAAAAATACAAAAATTGATATTGAATACACACCAGTTTATTCTAACAAAAACAATCCAAGAGAATTTGAAAGTATTAAAACTTTTATGAAGTGGCTGAAAGAAAACAATTACTGTTTTCTTCCAAACGGTGCTGTGTTTGATCAGTCTAAAGAAGATCCCATAGTAGCTAAAGTTATAGCTGATTTGATGCTGTCTAGAGAAAAGTATAAAAAACTTATGTTTGAAAATAAAGAAAAGAAAAATGAAGAAAAAGCAAAAATGTATAAGATATATCAAAATGCTTTTAAAATCATTAACAATTCTGTATACGGTGCAACAGCAAGTGAGCGGTTTAGACTTTTTAATCTACATATTGCTGAAGGGATAACAACTTCTGGACAGTTGTTAATTCGTTTGTCAACATTTTTGTGTAACAAGTATTTAAACGAAATTGCTAAGACAAAAAATATTGACTATGTTATAACTAACGATACTGATTCTATTATATTTACTCTTCAGAATATTGTTGATTATGATGTTAATATTAAAGATTCTAAGATCTTGACAGAGATAGCAGACTACTCAAAACAATGCCAAGATTACATAAATAATTCTATAATAAATGTTTGTAAAAATATTTTTTACAAGACTAAAGCAAACATACAAAATAATTATCTACACATAAAAAATGAGTGGTTGTCAAATTCTGGGCTGTTTGTTGCAAAAAAAGCATATGCAGTTCATAGAATACTAAATGAAGGACATATTGTTGATGAAGTTGTTCCAACGGGTATTGCTCTTAAGAGATCTAGCACGCCTAAAGCTTACAAACCTTTTTTATCAAAGATCCTCAATGAGATACTAGATTTTAAAGATAAAAAGGAAATAGATAAGTTAATTATAGAAGAATGCAACAATATAAAAAACAATTATTCTTTAAGAGACATCTCTCTTCCAATTTCTGTCAACAATATAGATTCATACAAAAAAAACTTACCAGTGCACATAAGAGGTGCGAGATTGTGGAATGATTACTTTGCTGAATCAGATATGGATAAAATAAATACTGGTAAAATTAACTATATATATGTAAAAAAGTGGGCAAAAAATGAGTTAAACATTAAAAAAGAGTATGTTATTTCTGTTCCTATGAATACGAAGTATTGGAAATTGATTGAAGATGAAATTGAAGTTGACTATGATAAAATGAAAGAAAGACTAATAGTTAAACCTGTAGAATCATTTTATCAAGCTTTAGGTTGGGAGATACCTAGAGAGGTTTTTGCTAACAGTTCAACATATCTATTCAACACAAAAAATACAGCAAATAAAATAAAATTAATATAGACACATACAGTATTAGAGGAGGAAGTATTTTGGCAAAATTTATTATACATGAAGATGTAGAGTTATATACAACTCATGGGCCACTAGCTTTAAAGCTAATTTTTGATTTTTTTGAAAAAAAACAACTAAGCAGTGACTTTAAAGTAGCAGGTTTTAAGAATCATAGAGAAACCGTGTCAGCTATTAAAGACATGAAAATGATATACAGCACAGTTGGTAGAATAGTTAAGTTGTCTGGTATAGGTTTACATGACAATGATGTTATTGTTTATCCGAAACAGCAGTTTATGGATATTGCTGGAAAGAGTATTAGTATAGAAAATGCTAAAAGTGGTGACTTGTTTGTTTCGCTGAATGGTATGTTACAGATAGAATATGTTGGTGAAAAAGATTTTGATGAACCGGTTATTTTTTATCTCTTAGATTTAGAAAATGAAGAAACAGACAATCTTTATGGTAACAACATAATATACTTACCTATAAAGGACGGTGATAAAAACAATCCTTTTTTTACAGAATAAAGAAATGTAAGGAGAGATTAAAAAATCGGATTTGTTATACTATGTCAGTTTTAAAATTTAAAGATCAAAATATAATTAAGAACACTTCTCTGTCTACAAACTTTATGGCGCGAGAATTTTCCTGTAAACACTGTGGTGAAGTTGTAGTTGATACTAATATGGTAGAAAATTTACAAAATTTAAGAACATCTTTAGGTGTTCCTATTTACATTACTAGTGCTTATAGGTGTTTAACCCACAATAGAAATGTAGGAAGTAAGGATACCAGTACACACGTTTCAGGACAAGCAGTTGATTTTTATCTACAGTACAAAAGAAATGGTTATCAGGTATTTTTAGAAGCAACAAAGTATTTTAATGGTGTTGGTTTTTATCAGTCAGGAGTTAACCCTAAAAACAGTTATATACATGTAGATACTAGAAGTGAAAAACTATACTGGCTTTCTTGGCTTCAGAAATCTCAGAGTAGATCAAAACGAGTCTACATCTATTTTCAAAACTTAGATAACATGTACGCATACATGAAAAAAGATACAAAAATTGACTGGTTCAACTTGGTGATTTAATCAATGGCTGATATTAACTTTTTAGAACTGTTTCACTTAAACTATGACAAACCAACTTTAATAACCATGGTTGATGAAATAGTTGAACTCTATGGTTTTCCCTGTGAGTTACGAAGGTGGAATGGTATACAACCAGTTTTAGACCCTCTTTATCAAGATGCACCTACAGTTTTTAACTCTGATGAAGATTTATATGATATTATAAACACGTTTGTTTATGTTGACTACAACAGATTTGCTTCTGTATTGTCAGCTTATGGTTACGCGTTAGATGGAGAAACTTCAATTTCTGGTGTTATGAAACTGAGGGATGATCCTAAAGCTGATGACATAGTTAAAATATTGTTACCTTACGATGAAAAGTTTCCAATGTTTAAGATAGGGTTAGCTAATATTCACAGAGATATTTGTTACAATGTTGTCTTAGATATTTATCATTCAGAAACAGGTGCTCGTTAATGCATAGAGAAAAGCTTCTGACACTGTTAAAGTTTAAAATTAAATACAACAGATCTTACTTTATTGTCAACGAAAATGTGTCTGTTGAAGATCAAGATATTATAATATACAAAGGTGCTGTGCTAGTCAACTCAGGTATTATTGATGACAGTACTGATGCAGCTTTTTCTGTTATATACCATACTAAACCAATAGGTACTTCGTCTGAAGATGTAGAAAAAATAAAAGAGGGTATTGTGTTGCTGTCTTTTGATGAAGTATTAGCTTTAGTGTTAGCTAAAAAAATAACTCCATTCTTTACCGATTTAAACAAAGAAGACACAGAAATTTTAAGAGAGTTGAAGGAACAATAGATGAGAAAAATAACACTAGAAACACACACACCAATTAACAAATTTTTTCGTTCAATTCTTTCTCAAATACTTCCTGTACTAGAAGACAGTTCAATTAAGTTTGATAACAAAGTTTATCCTAAAGAAGGATGGGCTGTTTTTACTGTTGGAGGTCCTGGAAGTGGAAAGAGTTACACTGTTGACAACAGGTTTCTAATAGATGCTAAAGTCTTTGATCCAGACAAGCTTAAGAATCTTTACATTCAGCTACTAAAGAGATATATTAACAGTGAAAATGTTTCAGAAGAAAAAAAGAAAAAAATCTTAGAACCCTTTGATGGAAAGTTGCCAGATCTTAAAGATAAAAGGCACGCTAGTATTCTTCACAGTCTTTTTAGAGAGAAAAAAACTTTTTCAAAGATGCTTGATTTGTTTATAAAAGGACTTAAACCTGAAACACTTAAGAATTTAGTTATTGATACAACAGGAAACTCGTTAGAAAAAATTCCAGAACAGGCTGAAAAATTTAAAACACTAGGATATAAAACAGCTGTCGTGTGGGTATTAGCAGACTTAAGTTTATCATTAAAAAGAGTCAGTGAAAGAGAAAGAACAGTAAGTGAAGATTACTCAATTTCTGTACACAACAAACTAATTAGAGAGATACCAAAAAAATTAAACAGCAACTTTTTTTCTAACATTGATGAGTTTTTTATTCTTTTTAACACAGAAAATTTACCTGAAAGCAAAACTTATTATGAAAAATACAAGGACAAGAATTCTATTTATAAACTAGAAAAAAGTGGTAATAATTTTATTCTTCCTTCATTTATTCTTGATAAACTTAAAAGTATTCACTATCTTAATACATCGGTTAAAACTGCTAGTAAAAATTTAGTTGAAAAGGCATATAAGATTATTAAAGATGATCAGTCAAAAAAAGAAACTGAGGAAAAATCAATGATTGCGCCAGTTCCTTTTGTGCCAGTAATGAATACAAAAAATGAAACGATTATAAAAAAAATTAAGTCTGATTTAACTAATAAAAAAAATAAAGCTGTTGAATCTGCTTCAACAGTGAACAAAGAAGAAATTTCTAAATTTTCTGATTTGTTAGACACAGCTATTCAGTATCTTGAAGTAGCTAAAGATAAAGAAACAAGAAAAGAAGAGATAGAAGCTCTAAACAAAGCTAATCAAGCTGTTAAGAGCTACATAAAGCTTCTGTATGAAGGAGCTTTACCCGACAGAAAAGATAAAGAAAAAATAGAAGAAATTGCAAAGTATATTTCAGGCGATGAGGGAGTACTGGTAAAAAATGTTACAGAATTAAAAAAACTAATAACGGAACAGTTGGGTAAGATAACAGAAAAATATTCTGATTTTGTTAATCAAAAAAACATTGCTCGATACAAAACACTAGCTACTAATTTAAAAGCAGATCCTGTTGAAATAAGAAAATTAATTGACTTCGTTAGTAACAGATATGGAAATTTAGAAGACTTACCTATAGAAAAAATAAAATCTGTCATAAATACTGCTTGGGAAGAGTTAAGTGCTATAAACTTAAGTTTAGCTAAGTCTATAGCTGCACTTAGTCCAAAGGGTTACGGTGAAGGTGAGTTTTTTATTGAGTTTATTTTTGAAGATGCTCAAGTACAGGGTGGCTCTGTTAGTTTTGACATTGCAGCAGGTTCAAAGAAATTTGAAGTAAAGTGTTATCCTAACACTTCTTCTCATATTAGATTAGGAACTGAAGGAGGCGTTCTGAACTTTAAAGCTTATCACTTGTTAGTTAAAGTGTATACAGCTATCAACAATCTTTTATCTTTATCACCAAATGAGTTTACTATTTTTGAAAATATGTGTGTTAGTGCTAAAGACAAATTACCCATTAATTATCAAGATAAATCTCTTTTAGACGTTTTAAAAACTCTATTTTCAAGCAAAACAGACAACAGAACACTTTTAGAAAAATTAAACAGTGGAGAATTAAGTGCTAGTAACATTGAATCTACACAGCATGTTTTTGATATATTTAAAATATTAGTAGAGAGTGTTTTTGAAAATAAATTCGAATATGTTAAACTAATTAATAAAAATGACATATATCCTGTTAAGAAAAATAAAGATGAAACTCTAGCAATAACAAAAAAACCAGACGGAAGTGTTCTTATAGAAACACATCCTCTTATAAACAAAGAAAATGAAGTAAAAATTATAGAAATATTAAATCAGATTCGAAATGCATTATATGAAGCAAATGAAGCTGCTGAAGATAAAAAGTTTTTAGACTACTTTAAACAGTCAATTACTGATCAAATAAATCATGCGTTTAAAAATCACCCAATGATTCTAATGAATCAGAATCTAATATCAAAAAACACACGCGCATCTGCACGAAATTTGTGCTTGGGAGTATTCACAAAGTTTGAGTTTGCAACTATAACAATGAAAAATGTCACAGTAAAAGTAGTTTCTTAAAATGCGATAAGTTAAATACTAACCGGTGATAGAACCGGAAAAAATAAAAGGAGAGTGTAGTTAAAAATGAAGTATGCAATTGATGTTCATGAAATGGTTTTTCCAAAGTATGCAAAGATTCAGTTTAAAATTAACAAGGGTGGAAATTTAACAATAGCAGCGTCACCAGCTTTCACTCCTGGTCAACTGCCAGAAGGAACGAAAGGTGGAAAAGTTCCTAAGGGTACTAGAGTTTTTGACTATGAAAAACAGATAATTACATCTCTTGGAATTTCTGACATTATTAAGTTGATTGAAATGTCTAAAAAGAAAGTAGCAACAGAAAATGTCGACATTTTTAGAAACAGTGAGAAGTACAACAAAAAGATAACGTTTTCTTACAATTTAGACGAGAGTACTGGTGTTGTAAAGTTTTTAACAATCTACTTTCACTCAACAGACTATACTGGTAAAGAGATTAAGTTTTATCTACCAATTTCTCTAGTTAACTTCGAAGAAATTATTTATATCTTACAGTCTTATCTAACTTCAGTTTGTTCTATTAAATTGTTTTGTTTAGCAGAAACTGATGATTCACAAAGTAATAGTCAAAGTTTTGAAGATTAGAAAGGAGAGTGATACACGGTTTGATTGTGTATAGAGATGGGAGTAATAGTTTTTAAGTTCACAGAAACGTGTAGAAAAAGTGAGTTGTGAAAAAGATTTAATTCTTTTCAAACTAAGAGGGCTAAAAAGCCCTCTTATTTTTTAGCTGTTTACAAAGCTAAGTTTCTGTGGTATAATATACTTGTTGGAAATAATACAGGAAAATATGAGGAGGATTAATAATGAAAAAGAAAGAAAATAAAAATCTTCTCCTTACAGATTCTAGAAACAAGTATCTCAAACTTTCTATCGATTCAGCAAAACACAATGAAGCTAATGATTGTACTGTTAGAGCACTTTCTCTGACTTGCGATATTAGCTATGATAAAGCACATGAAATTTTTAAGAATCTTGGACGAAAGAATAGGCATGGAGTTCCTCGTTACATAACCTTTCAAGCAATTAAGAGGGCTGGAAAAAATTTTGAAGAAATTAAAATTGAAGAATTTATTCTTTCGAAATACCCAAAGTCACAGCATTTTAGAAAAACTGTAACTCCCAAACATCCGTTTCTGTTCAAAAAAGTCTGGCAAGATGGAAATTCATATATGATGTTTGTTAAGGGACATGTTTTAGCAATAGTTAACGGTGAAGTATTAGACTGGTCTGAAAACCGAGCTCTTAGAGCTAACTGCTTGATAAAAATAGTTTAAGAAGGAGCAAAAATGAGTATACCTAAAGACGCAAAATGTTGTGAAAAGATTTTTGACGGGTGGCACTATTATTCTTGCAAGAATAAAGCTTCTATTGAAAGGGATGGAAAATTTTACTGTAAAATACATGACCCAGTGCGGAAGGAAGAAAGAGAAACAGTAAGGAAACAGAAGATGGAGGAAAGATATGAAGATAAACTTAAAATGATGGCTATATCTAATCCAAAGTATCGAATAATGGAAAGGGCATTAGAACTGATGTGTGAGGATTGTGGTAAAAAAGGATTTACCGCTGAAGAGATTAAAAAATTTTATTTAGAGCAGGCGGAGAAAGAACTGACTAAAAAATAGGAGGATTTTTTAGTTTGATATACACCTCATTTTATAATAATAAAAATTTAATTAAAATAACAAACAGAATGGATTTAGATCTAGTGTCTATTTCTAATACTAGACCTGGTTTTTATAATGGGTATAATTTTTCAGAAATAAAAGTTTATAAACCTTTAGTTCCAGATTTTGATATTGTTAAAAAATTAAAAAATGATTCATTGTCTCCTAAAGATTATACTAAAATATATTTAAATCAGATAAACAAGTACAGACCAGAAGATATTTTTAATGAATTGATTCAAACAATTCTTTTATGTTGGTGTGCACCAAAAGCTTTCTGTCACAGACATATCTTTTCTAATTGGTGCAAAAAAAATAGAATAGCTGTTGAAGAATTGGATTACAAATGAAGGAGATTAAAGTGTTTAATTATATTGAACAGTTAAAAAGAGATAAAGATGAATTAATAAAAATATTAAAAGAATGTGATGAAGCAATGGAATACATATCAGAATGGAACATTCCTATAAACTTGCCCAATAAAGTTAAAGAAGTTATTAAAAAATTTGAAAGTAAGTGGGATCTATAGTGATTAAAGTTTACAAAATTCAGAATAAAAAAAATAACATGTTTTGGACGGGAAAATACAAAAAATGCGATGAAAAAGGAAAAGTATGGCATAGAGTAGAAGAATTAACAGAAGATTTAAAAAAAATAAAAAAAATTCCTAAAGAGTGGGTAATACTTGAGTTTGAAGTTTTACCTCTATCTGTAATAGAAATACCAATACCTTTTTAGCTATTTACGCTATTTACAAAGCTAAGTTTCTGCGGTATAATGATCTTGTTGAAAAAAAATGCCTTTAGGAGGAATATAAAATGAAGATAAGTTATGTTCCGGGGCTGATTAAAGCTAAGTACGTAATAGATATAGTTGGTTTGAGAGTAAGTGAATTTGGAGTAGATAATAATGAAAGATAAAAAAAGTGGGAGAGGATATATCCTCTCCCACTTGTACTATTTTAGCTTAAGCTAAACT